GAAACAACTTATTCAAAATAGGATTTCACGGAGTGAGAGATTTGTACCATGAGGGAAACCACATTGGTGCAATCTTCCATTTCGTCAATACCCTCAAAAAATTCTTGGTGGAACATAATTACGATAAGGTAATTGTATTTTGGGACGCTGAGGATAATACTGAAACGAGAAGAGACTTGCTCGTACAATACAAAAGAAATAGAAAGAGAACTCTTAACGAGGCACAACAGATTTCGTTTGAATGGCAGTTGTCACGAATTAAGAAATATCTTGAAGAAATGTTTATCCGTCAGGTATGTATTGATGGTTGTGAATCGGATGATGCGATTGCTCACTATTGTAACATATCTGAGGATGAATACAAAACTATATTTTCATCAGATAAGGACCTTACACAGCTTATCTCGGATAAAGTAGAGGTCTACTCACCTAACCACCGAAAAGTCTATAAGAACGGAGATATCATCCCTCTGAAAGACATTTCCATACCACACTACAATGTAACAACATTTAAGATTCTATCGGGGGATAAATCTGACAACATTGATGGTATTCATTTGTTGGGTGAGAAAACTTTTGCTAAGTTATTTCCTGAGATATTGGACAAAGCAGTTTCTGTTGACGATATTATACAACGTGCTGAAGAATTACAATCTGAGGGGGACAAACGCAAGATTTTGACAAGTATCATTGAAGGGAATACTAAAAGGGGGGTTTTAGGTGATGAGTTCTTTGATATTAACAAAAAAGTGGTAGATTTGTCAGACCCAATGATAAGTGATGAAGGTAAGGAGGAAGTTGAACTCTACTATACAGAAGAGTTGGACCCCGAAGGAAGAGGATATCAGAATCTCATGAGAATGATGATGAAGGATGGAATCTTCAAATACTTACCCAAACAAGATGATGGTTGGGTAGATTTTTTAACACCGTTTATGAAACTTACACGTAAAGAAAAAAAACGTTACAAAAACAAAAATTAAGTTATGAAAGAAAAAAACGACGTAACAAAAATGGAATTCCTTTTGATGTTGAACGACAACATCGTAGTACAGCGTTACTTCAACGTTAAAGGGTATAATCCGAAAGCACGAAAGAGCATTGATGTTGTTGAATTCATTAATGAATTTGGTAACAAATTGATGAAAGACTTGAAGGCAAGAACCAACATGTATATGTTGGACCATTACAATCAAATTGCTTTGGACCCGGCGATTTTGGACACATCAAATACTGATGGTCCGGAGACTTTCCACATCAAAATTAGACTTGGTGATGAGACAATTTGTCATAAAATTATTGACGCGAAATTATACCCGCCGAAAATAAGATACACCGTAGATATACGCCCGCAACTAAAAAGTTTGCTTCGCGGTTTGACGGAGATTTTCTCAAGCGAAGATTTATCGTATGACTACATGGAATATCAGTTAGGTTAACCATATTTATTATTTACCCGAAAGAAAAAAGATTGATATGTCAAAAGATAAAAACTTCGGTTACCTCGGTAACTCATTCCAAATACAACTTCTGAACAACATCGTAATTGACAAAGACTTTGCCAATTCAATTGTTGATGTGTTGGACCCGAAGTATTTTGATAATCAATATTTCAAAATCATTATGCAGATGATTAAGGAGTACTACGTGAAATACGAACATACTCCAACATTTGCAACATTGGAACAACTAACGAAGAGTGAAATTTCCTCTCCTATGGCTCAGAAAATGGTTTTTGACATGTTAAAAGATGTCAAAGAAGCGCCAATTGAAGGGTCAGACTTTGTTCAAGAGAAGTCACTTAAGTTCTGTAAACAACAAGAATTACAGAAGGTGATGGGTAAAGCTCAGAAAATCATTGATAAAGGTGATTTTGAGTCTTACGACCACTTGGAGGAGATGGTAAGAGAAGCTTTACAAGTTGGTGAGGTGGATACAGGTACCTCTGATGTATTCTCAAATTTGGATATAGTGTTGGATGACGACTACCGTCACCCAATTCCGATGGGAGTACCAGGTATTGATAACCTTATGAAAGGTGGATTGGCAAAAGGTGAGATTGGAGTTATCTTGGCACCGACAGGTGTTGGTAAGACGACATTCTTAACAAAGATTTCAAACCACGCATTCAACTTGGGTTACAACGTTTTACAAATTTTCTTTGAGGACAACCCAAAGATTATTCAACGTAAACACTTCACACTTTGGACAGGTATTCCACCCGACAATTTGTCTAATCACAGAGATGATGTGATGGCAAAGGTTAGAGAAATCAAAGAGAACACGAAAAACTCTTTGACTCTAAAGAAGTTACCGTCAGATACTATGACTATGAATCAAATTAAGAATCAGGTCAGAAAGATGATAGCGGAAGGGAACAAAATTGATATGATTGTTGTAGATTACATTGATTGTATCACACCTGACAAAAACTTGGGTGATGAATGGAAGAGTGAAGGTTCTGTGATGAGGGCTTTTGAGGCGATGTGTCACGAGTTGGACATCGTTGGATGGACCGCGACACAGGGTAACCGTTCTTCAATATCATCAGAAGTTGTGACAACCGACCAGATGGGTGGTTCTATTAAGAAGGCTCAGGTTGGTCACGTGATTATCTCGGTTGCAAAGTCTCTTCAACAAAAGGAGATGAACTTGGCAACCATTGCAATTACTAAGTCTCGTATCGGAAAAGACGGTATTGTGTTTGAGAATTGTAAGTATGACAATGAGATGTTGGTTATAGATACTGAACAGAGTATGACTTTCTTAGGTTTGGAAGAACAAAGGGAAGAGAAACAGAGGGATAGAATCAAGGAACTCATGGAGAAGCGTAAGCAACGTGAGGGACAACAAAACTAAACAATAATAAATTATGGTAAATTTTAATACTATGAACAGTAAAGAAACTCGTTATGTAATTAAGAGGAGTGGTGAAGAGGTAATCTTTGAAGCGGAGAAAATCAAATACGCGGTACTGAAGGCGATGCAGTCAGTAGGTGAGGTTGATGATGAAATGGCTGAGAAGATTGCGAGACTCACTCGCAAGGGAATCTTCAGAGATGATAAAGATAAAACTCCACATGTTGATGACATTCATGAAATGGTTGAAAACAAATTGATGGATAATGGTCTTAACGACGTGGCAAGAGAATATATCGTGTACCGTGCAAAACACAGACCTGATATTTTCTCAAAGAGAACCAATCTTAAACCTTATGAATACCCAAATCTTAATGAGTATGTAGATGCTATCAGACACTCATACTGGGTACACACTGAGTTTAATTTTACATCAGACATCCAAGACTTCAAAGTTCACTTGGATAAGAAAGAAAAAACCGCGGTAAAAAGAGCGATGTTAGCAATCTCACAGATTGAAGTTGCGGTGAAATCATTTTGGGGTGACATCTACAAAAGGATGCCGAAACCTGAAATTGGTAATGTAGGTGCGACATTCGCAGAATCAGAAGTAAGACACGCTGACGCGTATTCTCATTTGATTCAGTTGTTGGGTCTTAACGCAGAGTTTGAAACTCTTATGGAAGTACCAGCAATTCGTAGAAGAATCAAATACTTAGAGAAGTCTATTTCAAACTCAAAGTCAGTAGAAAACAAAGACTACTTTGAGTCTGTAGTATTATTCTCTATGTTCGTAGAAAACGTATCGTTGTTCTCACAATTCTTGGTTATGTTATCATTCAACAAACATAAGAACATGTTGAAAGGTATTAGTAACGCTGTTGAGGCGACATCAAAAGAAGAAAATATCCACGCAGAGTTTGGGTTTGATTTGGTAAACCTTATCAAACAAGAGAACCCATCATGGTGGACAGAAGGATTACAGGAAGACCTTATCAATGCGACTATGGAAGCATTTGAGGCGGAAACAGAAATTATAGATTGGATTTTTGAGGAAGGTGATTTGGATTTCTTGACGAAAAGTCAGACTATGGAATTTATTAAACATAGATTTAATCTATCATTAAACTCTATTGGTCTTGAAAGTATTTTTGAAATCAATGAAGCATTGTTGGAAACGACTGAGTGGTTTGATGATGAAATTCTGACTACAAAACACACAGATTTCTTCAACAAAAGAAGTATTAACTACAGTAAGAAATCTAAATCAATTACATCAAACGATTTATTTTAACAAAAAACATTAACAAAAAATGAACGATAGAAAACCATTTGAATGGATTAACGAAGAATCAATTACCTTCCTACAAAGAGGATATCTTAGTGAGGGAGAGGAACCGCTTGAGAGAATTAGAACAATCGCAGACCACGCTGAGAACCTTTTAGGTATTGAAGGTTTTGCAGATAAATTTTATGACTATATGGGTAAAGGATGGTACTCACTATCATCACCTGTATGGGCAAACTTCGGTAAGAAGAGAGGTCTACCAGTAAGTTGTTTCGGTTCTAACATCGGTGACAACATTGAGTCAATTCTTTATACACAAGCAGAGGTTGGAGAGATGAGTAAGATGGGTGGAGGTACCTCAGGTTACTTTGGTAACATCAGAGAAAGAGGTGCTGAAATTACTGACAACGGTCTTGCACCAGGTTCGGTACACTTCATGAACTTGTTTGAGAGTGTTGTAGATAACATTTCTCAGGGTTCAACACGTCGTGGTCGTTTCTCACCATATCTACCAGTTGAACACCCTGATATCATGGAGTTCTTGGAGATTGGTACGGAAGGTTTCCCAATTCAAGACTTAACTCACGCGGTTACAGTGACTGATGAGTTTATGAATGAGATGATTGCTGGTGATGAGGCAAAGAGAGCGATTTGGGCAAAGGTAATCCAAAGAAGAGGTGAGATTGGTTATCCATACATCATGTTCCACGATACGATGAATAACAAAACAGTTGATGTATACAAAGACAAAGGTGCAAAGATTTACAACTCTAACTTATGTTCAGAGATTGCACTTCACAACTCTGAAGAAGAGTCATTTGTTTGTGTATTGTCATCAATGAATGTTCTACACTACGACGAGTGGAAAAATACCGACGCAGTTGAAACTATGACTATGTTCTTAGATGCTGTTGTTACAGAGTTCTTAACTAAGATTGAGGACATTAGAGACAACGGAACTATTGAAGGTAAGAGAGGGTTCTTCTATTTGGAGAAAGCTTACAACTTCGCTAAGAGACAAAGAGCGTTAGGTTTAGGTGTATTGGGATGGCACTCACTACTTCAGTCACGTGGATTAGCTTTTGATACAAGAGACACCGCAAGATTGAACGTTGAGGTATTCAAACTTATCAAAGATAAATCATACGCGGCTTCAGAGAAGTTGGCTGAGATGTTCGGTGAACCAGAATACCTAAAAGGTTATGGTAGAAGAAATGTTACGTTGAATGCTATTGCACCAACAACATCTTCAGCGTTTATCTTAGGTCAGGTATCACAATCAATTGAACCAATTTGGTCTAACTGTTATGTGAAGGATGTTGCTAAGATGAAGGTAACCATCAAAAACCCTGTTTTGAAGAAAGTATTGGCTGAGTTGGGTAAGGACACCAAAGACGTATGGAACAGTATCAAACAAAACGACGGTTCTGTACAACACTTGGATTTCTTAAGTGATGAACAAAAGGATATCTTCAGAACATTTGCTGAGATTAACCAATCATCAATTATCAACCAAGCTGCGGTTCGTCAAGATTATATTGACCAATCACAATCACTAAACTTAATGATTTCACCTGACATGCCGACAAGGGATGTTAACAAACTTCTTATTGAAGCTTGGCAGTTGGGTGTGAAGACATTATACTACCAACACTCAATGAATTCAGCTCAGGCTTTTGCAAGAAAGAAATTGAATTTGAATGACTTACAGTGTGTTGCTTGTGAAGGTTAATAGTTATTTTTAACAAACAACAAATATAAAAGAGGACTTCGGTCCTCTTTTTTTTATAATTTATATTGTTAAAGTATTTATAGGTAATGGCTAATGGTAAAACATACGGAATAAATTTCCCCTTTCAGGATAGTAGGGTAGGTAAGTATCTTTCTCTTTCACAGACGGCTGATGAGGAGGTTAGGACTGACTTACTTCATTTGATACTTACAAGAAAGGGTAGTAGGTACTATCTTCCTGATTTTGGAACGAGAATTTATGAATTTATTTTTGAACCTATGGACGGTACAACCTTTCAGGGAATCAAAGATGATATTAAGTTATCTGTTGAGAAGTATATTCCAAACTTAACCATTAATGAAATAACATTGACACCATACTTAGATGATTTGGAGGCTGAAGGAATGTTGAATGAAGAAAAATTGGGTGTTGGTGGAATTTATCGTATTCCTGGTAGAGGGGTTGAAGAATATACCGCAAAATTAAGAATTGATTACACTATAACTGATGGAACATTTGATTCCAAAGATTTCATAATTATAAATATTTAATAGTAGATGGCGGGTAGAAAAATTTCATATACGGAAAGAGACTTTGAAGGTTTAAGACAGGACCTTGTAAATTATACAAAACAATATTATCCTGAACTTATAGACAACTTCAATGATGCTGCGGTTTATTCAGTATTGATGGACCTAAACGCAGCTATTGGTGATAACTTAAATTACCATATTGATAGAAGTGTTCAAGAAACTGTTTTACAATACGCCCAACAACGTTCATCAATATTTAATATTGCCAGAACTTATGGTCTTAAAATTCCTGGTAACAGACCTTCCGTCGCTTTGGTTGATTTTTCAATTACGGTACCTGCAAACGGTGACCAAGAGGATACAAGGTATTTGGGTATTTTAAGAGCGGGTTCACAAGTTTTAGGTGCGGGACAAGTCTTTGAGAATGTTTATGATATTGACTTCTCTTCACAGTATAACAATGAAGGGTTTCCTAACCGTACAAAAATTCCTAATTTTGACTCTAATAACACTCTTATTAACTATACAATCACTAAAAGAGAGGTTGTTGTTAATGGTGTAACAAAAATTTATAAGAAAACAATCAATAGTAATGATGTAAAACCATTCTTTGAATTCTTTTTACCTGAAAAGAACGTGTTAGAAGTTGTTGACATCATTCAAAAAGATGGTACATCCTACCAGTCAACACCAACGTATTCTGAGTTTGTAAATGCTCAGGTAAGATGGTATGAAATGGATGCGTTGGCTGAGTCTACAGTATTTGTTGAAGACACCACAAAGCCGACAGATAAGCCAGGTATTAAAGTAGGTAAGTATATTGAGACGGATAATAGATTTATCACAGAATACACACCAAATGGGTTCTTGAGAGTTCAATTTGGTGGGGGCACTACAACACCTGATGACCAACTTGCAGAATTTGCAAGAAACGGTGTTTCATTAAGAATTGAGGACTATCAAAACAATATCGGTTTAGGTAAAACAGTTGAGGCAAATACCACTTTATTTGTTAAATATAGAATTGGTGGTGGTGAAGGTAGTAATATTGGTGTTAACGTTATCAATCAATTGGGTACAATTAATTTCGCGGTAAATGGTCCGAGTAGTACCATTAATCAACAGGTTGTAGGTTCTTTATTTGTTAATAATGTAACT